TTCTTAAGCGGGAACTTGATGGAGTCTAAAAAAGGCGAGTCCGCACAAATCCATGTGTGCTGTCGCCATATATATTCTCCTGATTCAGTTTTTGTCAAAACTCCCGCCGATGCAAAGTCCCTTATGTCAGCATAATCGATTCCAATTACAGCCGGCTGCCCTTTTGTATCGATTGTCATTCTTGGCTTTTTCAGTTCTAATTCCTCTGTCGTACTGCCCTCATAACATGCACGCAGTACATTCAGCCATGTTGTGACTGTTTCCTCTTCCTTTCGTGCCGATCTGTCCATTCGTTTTGTAATAAATTCCGGTCTCTTTGACGGTATCTTTTTCATTTCAAGATAATCGTGCATTATCTGATTGGCCAGAATCGGCATATATTCCATTGATGGGTTGGCTTTGTGCCATGCATCAGGAATATCAACCTCTTTCATGCTGTCAATTTCGCAGATGAATGGATAATATCCCAGTGGATTTTCACCGGTCTCAAGGATTTCAGCGCACATTGATGAAATCTCATCCAACGGACCGTCTCTGACGTAGCCATCTGTGGTAATAATAAACTCTCTGGAATGTTTAACTTTTCCGAATGAAGACTCAAACACATTTATCTGATCATAATTCTCGTAAGCATGAATCTCATTGAGCACCAGGCATCCGGTTCGCTTGCCGTCTTTGGTTTTGGCATTTGAAGTGTTATATTTCATTTCAGAGCCTGTTGCAAGATTCGTAATCAGCTCCTTTGTTACTGAAAATTTTCCTTTGAACTTTGCATTTTCATGTAGCATGTCATAGGCAACCTTGAAAGTGTCCTTGACCTGATCTTCTGAGTTGGCCACAATCTCAACATGATAATTTCTGACACCATACAGAGGTGTCTGCATAAAATTTACCAAGGGAACAATGAAGCCGTCCTTTCCATTTCCACGTCCTTCTTTGATGAAAAACTTTGGGAATACCGGAATATCGTCTTTGTACATGAATACAAACGCGTATATAAACTTCTGGTATGGAAATAGCTCATAATAATTTACTTTGCAGTATTCGAGACAATTCTCATAGGTCTCTTTATCGAAAAAAATATCATTCCGCTTAAGTAATGGCTTTACAATGTTCTTGATAAGCTGTTTTCGCTTTTTATTTATCCACTTCGGATGTTCTTTGACATATTTGAGATAATCATCAATTTCCTTACAGATAACCATCTGTTGCTTTTTCCGGTTCAGGTACCGGATCCTTGAGTCTCAGATCAGCTAAAATCTTGAGCATAGTTGCTGTGGTTTTTTGCAGATTGACAACAGAATCATTTGTTTTCTCGACTTCAACTCCGTTTCCGTTAATGGTCTTGTATCTGAGCCCTTTGGACTTGATATCACTAATCAGCTTCTTTTTCAGTGACCAGTAATATACATAATCGTCAATCATGTCTTTGTAAAACTCTGCATTCATTCCCCGAAGCTCCAACTGCTTGACCAGAGAATCTCTTATTTCCGTTTTTGTCAATCCGCTCACCTCCCTTTTTCTCAAAATATGTCTGTTTTTTGTGTATAATTTGCATATTTTTTAACGGTTTTCATTAAAAAAATAACTGTATTTTTGTGTTCTTCAAAAAAATTCTTCTTAAAGTAATTTTTGAAATTGGTACCCCTTGCCCTTTTCACGCGAGATTTCAAAATTTTTCCGGAGTCATGCCCACATGCCCGTTCGCCATTCAAGAAAATTTCGCAAAAATTGACCGGGGGGGTATTACCAACGCTCCCTGCTCGCAAGTTTCTTTTTTCTTTTGAACTTGTGAGGCACTCTGCCATGTCTGATGTTGTGACAACGAACGCACAGACTAATAAGATTGTCATTGTCCAATGCAAGCTCCGGATGCTCCTTAAGTGCCTGTATGTGATGTACCTGCTCCGCCCTTGCTATCTTCTTTTCTTTCTCCGGCAGCCATTTTCCTTCTGCCACAGCCTTTTGGATTCTTGCCCTGCAGTCCTGACACTCAAAGCGATCCCGCTTTAATATCTCTATTCTTTTGTTTTGCCATGCCGCACTATCATAAAACTTCTTTGCTTCTGTATCTGTCATTATTCCAAAATAAAAAGGACCGGCCCCTTTGCCAATCCTTTATGCTTACACTATATCACACATCAAACGGACAAAACGGACAACTTTATTTATTTTCTTTCTGAGACTGCTGCAGATATCTGTCATGTTGCTTGCGCGCACTGTCGGCTGTAATGCCTATCTTCTGTGCCACTGTGTTCCAAGAATAGCACCTGACATGACGATACAACATAATCTGTCGAACGACTGTGTCGTCTATTGATATAATCCATGAGATAATTCTGTCCTGCTGCTGATTGAGCTTTCTCTTCTTGGCTTCAATCAGCTCTCTTACACTCACAGCCTTAATTGCCAAGTCTGCCATCTGGTCACTGCTTCCAGTTCCCGGAGTGAATGGCAAGCCTGTAATCTGCATTGCTTTTCCTTCCGCTTTGCTTTCAATCAGCTCCAGTTGTTCTTCCCACATCTTGATTTCTTTTTTGATATAATATACGCTTGTTAATTCTTTCTTCGTCATTTGTCACTCCTCAATTCCGAACCATGCGAGCATAGATATAAAACGCTGCATTGATACCATTGTACCTAACCTCTGCATCCAGGAACTTGTATCCCGGATATTCTTTGATGAGTTCTGTCTCTAATACTGTGTGGTCTTTGGCCATCTTCTCAACACGGCGCTTCTTGAACTTGCTATAGCTCTTTGTCGGCTCCGGTGGCTTCTTTAAGTTTCTTGAGCTCACCCACCGCTTAGTACCGTGTGGATTTCTTGATATATATTCTCCTAAACCTGTGATGAGAAAATCATCATCAGGTGATATTCTTCGTGTGTTTGGTCTGTCGCATTTCTTCCAGAGCGATTCCAGCTCGTCTCTGTCCATGCCGTCTCCGGTCATGAGAATGTGGAAATGCGGTCTCACATATCCATCAAATGCGAGCACGTATATGTACTTGATGTTTCCAAGTCCTTTTCTTTTTCTCCGGTAATTTATCTTTGCAATAAAATTCTTGATATCTTTTCTGGCTCTCTCTTCGTCTGCCGGGAGCATGTCATCATTCCAGCCGAACGTGCACCACAGATCACCTTTTCCAAAGTTGATATTCGCAAGTCTTATCAGATACCGCCTTGCATTTTTGTCATTTAGATTTCTTTGAGCTTTGCTTGATGGTTTCTTTTTGGTCTTCGGCATGTCACTGAGCCTTGGATAGCTTGGGTATATCCGGGCTTCAAGAAGAGTGGTCTGTGACTTTATGTTGGTGCACTTCGTGGTGGCTGTTCTGTACAGGCAGTTTACCTTACCCTCTTTGAGAAGCTTCTCAAGCCTCTCCTCCTCGGTGTCATCTATGTATTTTTTGAAAGCTTCTTCGTAGTCGTAGTTGTCGTATCTTCTCATACTGTGTACTCTTAAATATAAAAATCCCTCATTTGTTAATACCCATTACAAGGACGATAAAGAATTTTTACCTACTATATTATGTTATGGGTTTACTGCTGCCTTTGTGCTGCTCTTATCTTTCTGTTATATTCGGCCTGATACAGCAGCTTTTTGTCTGTTGTCAGAACGACTCGTTTAAGAGTTGTCTCATACTTTTTTAATTTTTCGCACGTTTGTTCCCATTCTTTCCATGTTTCTTTTTTCACGCTATCTTTTTTCATGATTTTTCCTTTCTATATATGTAGAGACACAGCCTGCTTGTGCAAGCTGTGTATACATGTCTTATAGTATTTGCAGGCCGGTGTGCAGTCGATAGAATCAAATTCACACTTTTTGGGTTTTATTGGCTTTATGTCGCTCAATGTTCTGCTCTTCAACTGCTGCCTCCTTCGGCTCATATCCCATGCACTTTATTGGTCTGCTTGGTTTGCCGCATTTTTCGTAGTACTTACAGTTTATGCATTCATTTCTGTTCATTTTGTTGTTCCTTTTCTTCCTGAATCTTATCGTATTCTCTAATCAATAGCAGTCCTATCACAAACTCTGTTGTTCCGATCAGGACAATCGTTGAGAGAATTCCATATACTATAAAATCTATTCCTGACATATTATTCCTCACTTTCTAATAACTCTGGATTGTCAAATATATTGCCGATAACTTCTACACATTTTCTTTCTTCCATCTAAAATTGCCCGGGCCATTTCCGTATTGAATAAAATCGGTTTAATTGCCATCTACCCCACCGCCTTTCACGATACGCATAACCGTCTGATATAGCGCAGCATTTCTTCCAACCAGCTTTGTTATGTATGTATCCAACTGCTCAACAACTGCATCCACATCATAGGCGGTCGGTTGTTCATCAATAACATTCATGATTTCCATCGAATCAATACAGTCAGAAAAATCTACATTTTCGAGTTTATCTGCATTAATCAGTCTCATCGTTCACCCTCCTGTTCCATGCTTTTATTTCTGCTCTCTCTGCGTCATTATAAGAACCCGCCCATGTTCCCCCGCTTCTTCCGTGACAATTGTTGCAGATAATCTGCGCCCAAAATCCTTTATCTTCTCCAGGAATCCGTTCATAATTTATTTCAGCTTTTCCACCACAAAACGGGCATGGCTTTAATTCTTCATTCATCGTCTTTCCTCTTAACATTAGGTAAAGGGAGCTGGGTAAGGGCTCCCTTGTGTGTTAAATGGCTTACAAATCAGTTTTTCGTGATATAAATAATTCGCATGCCAGGTTTCTTTCGCTTTCGCAGGTGTTTCAACCTATAGCTCATAGTGTGGCGTCTCTATCCAGTAGAAATCTACTCCCGAGAGGAGTCTTAAGACCTCAAGCTCCGGCTTGTAGGCGGGACTCGTGAAGCATATCCCGACTGCCATCTCGTCATTGCATGACACGAGCCAGTCTCCGTGCACTGCAAAGGTGCTTGGTGGATTTTCGTCATCGCGGCACTTATCTGGGTTGACCATTGCTAAGCGCGCATCGTTGATGAGGCGTGCTCCGCCCGGTGTTTTTACTACCGTCATCATGTTGTCGTTCTGCATGATCTTAATCGGTGAGATTAGTGCTTCCTTTGTATCCTCCGCCATGTCCCACAGGAGTGGTTTTCTTTCCGTTTCAAACTGTGGGTCGTGTCCTTTCTGGTATGTCATGAACTCGCCCTTTTCCGGTGCAAGACCGCATGTCTTGATTACGGTACCTAAAAATTCCTTTGTGATTCTTGTGTTGTCGGCTTCTATTATCCAGCCGGTACCGTTTAGGATGTACATGCCTTTCTTTGTGAGACCGAACTTGACACCCCACGTTTTGTAATCAGTTTTTAAAATTTTTTCTAGTTTTGCGCAATCTATAAACATTTTCTGCCTCCTAACTTTGTGCTTCTCCATATCTGTCAACCTTGTCGCGGAGCCATTGTCTGATTTTCTCCGGAAAAATTAAATCTGATGCCAATAAGTGGCCACTGTGATGCTCCTCTGCTATGTAATCAGCCAATTTTGCCACCGTAAGAGTGTTCATATATTCTCTTCTTGTCATGCATGCTTCTATGACTTCTGTCTCTGGCTTTTCGTCCTCTGTCTCTGGCTCATTTTCCTCTATGCTTTGGGCTTCATTTTCTTCCTTTTCAATGCTCTCAGGCTCTGATTTTTCAAGGATTTGTGGGGATTTTTGCGCCGGCGCAATTTGCTCTCCAAGGCTCTTTTCTCCTGTCTGTTCCTCGGGCCTGTCTGCAGGCTCTCTATTATCCTCTCTGCAGTCTGTATCTCCGTCGGTGGAATCATCCTTTTGCTCTTCTCCTGCTCCAGGAGCCGGCTCATTATCTGCCACGCTTCCCGATTCAGTCTCTTCGACCTCATCAGTGCCAGCTTCTCCAACTGCTGCATTGTCATCCTCTGACTCAGGAGTTTCTGCTGTAGTATGCTCTCCTGTTGGCTCATTTTCCTGTACTTCATTATCTCCTCCAAAATGGTTCTGCCATGTCCGGGTGCCTGCTGCATCCTCATCAAAGATAGAGCGCATAACCTGGTAGAATTCCCACCATGACATATTTTTTGGTGTATCTCCGAACTTTTTAATTGTGACGCGGTTCTCATACATCATCATGAAATAGAGACCTTTTTTGAATGAACGGTTTCCGGCCGGATTTACGATTTCCGCAAAGCGGTTCATTGATTCCTCGTCAAACTCGTTTGAGTACACCTCATTGAGGATATCCTTGTTGTCCTCAAAAAATTTCTCTATCAGCTGACTTATGTCATCTGCCACACCTGCTGCAGGCTCGGTCTTATTGAATCTCTTTAGCTCTCTTATGTCCTCTCTTGATGCCTCAGGCTGTATCATCTGCCTGTCAGAGTCGGGGAGCTTGAGCATTTCCTCAAGCTGGCTTCTTCCAAGGTCCGTATACTCCGGTCTCAAGTGTTCTGAATATCCGTCAATCGAGTATTCGCGATTGATGGATATAAATCGGCTTGTTGTGGATGCCTCAAGTCCATACTCAGCCTTGGCAAATTCTGCTATACTCTTGTAGCCGTCATTCTCATAGAGCCTTTGGTCATCAATCTGTCTGAGTGCATAGCCTATTCTCACGAAGCTCTGCTTCACTCCTATAAGCTCCTGCCTCAGTTTCTGCTTCATTTGCACCCAGTCATCGAGTGTCATCTGCACGTATTCCATATATCTTCCTCTTTTCTGTCTTCTCCGAACCTTTCCCTGCCTATCCGGTTGTACTCATTAAATATCTTCTGAAACTCCTCGTCCCATCTTTCTCCGTGACCTGCTCCCTCGCCTGCTGCTACATGAGCCAGTTCATGTGCGAATATCTCCGTTGCATCCGTGATGCTCAATTCTGCGCTGATTGCGATGACTGGTATTTCTCCTTTGTTGAACTGCGTGAACCCGAACGCTTGATTTCCTTCATTGTCTTTTATGTCCGGCTCAATGCAGGCTTTGTATTTCTTGTCTGGATAGAGTCCCCGAAAAGCCTCATCCAGAATCGTGAATGGTGAATTTATAAAAATCATGTTTTTCTCCTATGCTATAGCCATTGCCAGCATATCTGCTGTCCTCAGTGTTCCTGTCACAAGCATTCGTATGTAAGCGTTGAGCCACTTCTGTATGTTCTCCTGGTCAGGCTTCTTATCATGAGCTCCGTACCATTGCAGTATGTTCGGCACTTCGGAATCAATCTCGACAGTGACATATTGCATATTTGGTGTGTCCTTGAACCTCAGAAAAAGTATGTACGTCTCTCCCCGATTGTGTTTCCCTAAGTAGTTATCTCCGCCAACGCAATGATGAAGTACTCGTCCCTCTGTTACTATTTCCTCTGCTGACTTTGCCTGTCTGATGATGTATGTCTCATCCTCGTAGTAATATTTATTTCTCAGTTTCCTATAGTTGTGTCGAATGTTCGGGAATCGTGCCGCAACATCCTTCAGATGCTTGTCCAGTTTTTCTTTGTTGACCTCTTCCACCATCTTTTCGTGGGCTTCATCCAGGTCATGTGGGAACTGATATACCGTGTTGGTCAGATCGTAGCCTCTGTCTTCTCTCATGCTCAGGTAGTCAGCGTATGTAGAGGCCATGTGTCTGATTCTGTATACCGACTGACTGCAGCCTCCGTAATCACAGCATGCATATTTCTTTATGCGGTTTAAAAATTTTTGTAATGTCATGTATTTCTCTGCGAGCACGACCTGTGTGTATGTGAGTCCGGTTTCTGCCAGCTGCTGCACCTGTTCATCTGTCCAGTTCTCCGCGAGTCTCTTTTCCATCTGCAGAACCCTCAGCAAACCTATGTCTCCCTTTTCCTTAATGAGCAGCTTGAGTTTTTCCTTTCTGATACCGAGAAACTCATCCGGTCTCGTTGCTGTTTCATCCTCAATGATTCCATACTGGCATTTGACAAGCCTCTCAGCTACTCCTATCAGGTGCATCTTCACAAGCATCTCAAGCTGAGGTGTGCGCATGTAGCACTCAAGGTACTCAACCGGATTGCATACGCTCATGAGGCTGTTTGTGTATTCCTTCATAGCACTGTATTGAAACATGGTTCCTGTCATCTCACCGTATGTCTCGGGAAGTATTGGCCCGGAATTGATTCTGATGCTTGATAAACCATACAGATTGCAATCATCCCAGAAGTCTCTTCCTACATATGGATCATGCTTGTTGTAGTCAACCTGCACCTTTTTGCCGGGTTCGAAATATGCCCTTGCCAGTTCAACCCCCGACAGCTTTTCATATGCGTTGTACATTTCATTGCCGTTTTCGCCTGCAATGAAGCCGAGTGTCCACTCTTTCTCTACTTGTATGTATCTCATAACAAAACCATTGTCCTTATATTTCTGGCCAAGAAACAGATACCGGGTTTTTCTGATGCTGCCTTTTACTTTTCCTTTGCACTTGTACTGTCCGCGTGCACCACACATAGGACATGTGCCGAAGCTGTTCTCTCGCGGCTCTTCTATGTTTCTCTCAAACTGGTCCTCGTATGCTCCACTGCTTTTCCATCTTGCAGTGGTCACACCGCCACACTTACTGCAGGCTATGTCAGCCCGGCTTCCATGCTTCTTGTAATATAGAAAGTGCTCATCATGGAAATACGCGTGATCAGCTCTGTACAGTATTGCTTTTTCAGGTAGTGCCTTGGTGTTTGCCTGTCTGTCCTTCAGTGCTTCCTGGCGTCTCTTGCGCTCTCGCTCTACTCTGTTTATCCTTTCTGTTGATGTGATGTCGGCCTCGTATCTTGATATGTGCTCCCACCACCAAGAAGCATCGAAAAGCTTGGTGCCGCAAAAGTTCTTTATCCTCTCAAGGTCTTCCGGGCTCTGCAGGATATTTTCATCTGTCAGGATTCCCCCGGTGTATGTTTCCATCCATATTGGTCTGTAATATGAAACCTGCTGGCGCGTCCATATATTTTTGTCCGGCCAGTATGTTCCGAAGTCCTTCTTGGTAAGTGTGATTCTCACCACAGGAATCTTTTTTGACTCCTTTTTATTTTCGTACACCTCAAGGAGCAGTCTCGATTTTTTTGTCAATAGCTTCTACTGCTTCTTTATCTCCCAC